TCCGTAGTTATTGAGTCTATTAATATTTCTGTTGTTTCATAGTTGTTGGTTGTATCATAAACTAGTCTGCGATTACGATCTATGCAAGTTTCTAGATCACTTAGCAGTTGTTCTAATTGCTCTTGTGCCTCATCTTCACTTTTACAGTAAACTTTTACGCATACTCGTAAAAAACCCCACTCAAATCCACTGGGATGATATTGTCTGGTTTCTGTTCCTGGGCTTAAGTAAACGCTAGGAAAGTCCTGCACTTCATCCCAAAATTTTAATTTTGCAAAACTGTTGCCTTGCAGGTTGGTTATGTATGGTGTATAGCCATCTATAGTTTTAAACTTTTCAGCAAGGGCTTTTAAGATTGATGTTCTCTTACTCATAATTCTACAGCCCTTATTTGTTGTATTTTTAACTGCTGTGCAATTTGTCTAATTGACTTTGAGATTAATAACTTGGGATCTCTAGTTCTAGGATATTGCTGCTTACCGCCTTGACTAAAAGTTGCGTATGGATTACGCATATAAGTATAAAATGCAGTAATAGCTCCTCTGCGACTCTCTGTAACATTTTCTACTCGCACAGTTTCTGCAAATCTACCGCTACGCAAGTTAAGTATATCCTTGCGAGTACCAGTGCCCATATTGCTTTTAATAACTTCGGCTAAGCTAAGATTTATTAAGTTTGCAATATTTACTGGAGATATAGGTAGCTCTACTGGCTTTTCTGTAACTGCCCTAGGCTTAGTGCTACTACCAGTAGTAATATTCGGCAAATTATTTGTAGCTATTTTTTTCTCTCTGCTACCAGCAGTTATATTTAATCCAGTACTACTTAAATTAACTTTAGGTACTTGAAATTTTAGTTTAGCCCGTTTAGCAGCTACAGGATTACTTCTACCTGTTAGTATAGTACTTTTTATTAAATTAGTTACATGATCTAATAATGATGGTGATAGCCGTTTGTTCACCAGTTCATCTGGCAGCTGTCTTTCTAGAAATGCTTCTTTTAATGTACCAAAGAAATATTGATTTTCATATCGCTCTTGTGGTACTACTATTAAAGCATTAACTTCATTTAAAGCAATTTCTAGTCCTACTTCTATATCTAGTGCTTGTTGTACTCTTTTACCATAAGTTACTTCTGGATCATTTAATAGCTGACTATTTAACGAATTTATTACATCTATATACTCGCCAGCTTTTTCTTCAGTTATTTTTCCGCTAGCTAAACTAGTATTTACATAGTCTATAAGATCACTAAATTTTTGCTGTAATGCTGTTCGTATAGCTTGACTAGTACCTGCTAAGTGTCCAATATCTATGCCAAGATTAGTTCTAATAAAATCTTCTGTTTTTTCCTGTGCCGCAGCGATCTTCTTAACATAGTCATCAGTTATCTGAAATATGCTGGGAAATCCTGAGCCAGGCGATTTGCCTAATATGTTATTAAAGAATGGTGTAAATATTCCACTGCCAGCAGCATTATAGCTGCTATACATAATACCTATAATATTACTGTCGCTAACTGAATTTTTATATACAATTGCTGGAGTAGTATTTATAAACAAACTTACATCTGTACTACCATCTGGTTTATTTAATACTAGTGGTGTACCATCTGCTCCTAACCACCTTGTTTGTATATTTTGTCCAGATTTCCAAATCATTCGTCCTTTATGCTTATCTTTAGCAAACTTTATAAAAGCATTAGTAATATCTTTGAAAGTACGTAAGTTTTGCCTTCTTTTAAGTGGTTCTACCTCGTCTTTATAGTATCTATCTATTTTTTGTTGAGCATTTTGCCAATTAGATTTAGTTTTATCGTCTTTAATCTTATACTCAGGCATATTTTGTATTTTTTTCTCAGTGGCCGCTATAAGATCTTGTAAAACCTTTTCAGCTACATCGTCCGGAAATTTAATATACTCTGATAGAGTATACTCTAAAATATCTAAGCCGCCTATATTAATAGGCACAAAATGTGGGCGAACATTAAGCTTTGTGCGCTGCTCACTAACTCGCCGAGCAGCTTTTTTATTAGCACTACTTGCTGCGTCTTTAACGGCTTTATCGAATTTATCTGACATTATGCATAATCCGATACGTACTGATCTAAGACCCGCTTAATATGTGCAGGAAAGTTTGTAGTAGCTACATACTGTATTTGTGTTACATTAGGTGTAACATCACGATTTACATGCACAGCACTGTTATTCTTTGAGTAGTATTCTACTAAGTCGAGCACTGCTAGTTTAAGATCTTCAGGTGGATCTTCATAACCACCTAAATAAGTAATTTGATAACCTTTGATTAAAGGTTTAAAATAGTAAGGATCTTTTATTGATCTTATACTATCGCCATCTAGTACCCAGTCTGTATACTGCTGCATGTTAATATATGTTTGACCATAGTCTGTACTAGTTTCAGCATATAATATTTCTCTAACTGGATACTCTTGTAGCCATAACTTATCAAAGCCACCCTCAAATACTTCAGTTTTAGGGTCATTATAGTGATCTATAAAAGTTCTGCGGCAATAAGTTTTTACAAGACTACTAACTTTAGGAATTAGTAAATCAATTTCTTGATCCTTATTGCTACTAGTAATGCCTAAATAGTTTTTATATTCATTTCTAGTAATTAAGTCAATAGCCATATAAAACTCCTGTTTGCTTCTAAAGACCACCTAAGTGAGCTTTAGAAGCAGGACTCTTGCGAATCCTGCCTAAACTTAATAAAATTAAGCGATATAACGAACTGCTACAACACCTTGGCCATCAACTGTTGATAGCTGTGTTAAACCAATACGCATACTTGCAACTAGTACGCTACGCTGATTGATAACTTCGTCATCACTGTCAACGCGCATACCACGGTGTGTACCAGCCATAAAGTTCATTGGATTGAAAATTACAGCAGCTGGATTACCGGCTGTTGCAGCTGGGAACATTGAGCTAACTAGAACTGGTGTGTTACCAACGCTACCTACTTGACCTGTAAATAGAGTAGCAGCAGGACCAGCTTTGTCAACTGTTAGGAAGTTACTATCTTCCATTAGTTCATAATAAGCTTGTGTGCTTACAAACATAATTAGTTCGCTAGGATTTAGACCCCAAGCACCTAAGTTACGGCGAGCTTCCATTGCCTTGGCAACAGTAAACTTCTTGCTTGTAACTGCACCAGTACTATCTGCATTACCAGCTAAGCTGATTGTAACTAGAGGAGCTGTTGGATCACCACTTGTACCTAGGGCTGGATCGTATGTAGCTAGACCTTTAATTGGGTCTGCAGCTCCAGCGGCTCCTAGTAGCATTGCTTTATCAACACTCTTAGCCATACGACGTGCCATAGCATCACGTACTAGAGGTAGGATTGGAAGTAGTACATCTTCATCTTCTTCAAATGCGATATACTCTTTAGTAGCTAGTTTATAAGCTGTTAGAGTAACTTCTTTTAGCTGATGTACAACGGCGTCTCCACTACTAGCACTAGTATTATAAACTAAACGCTCACTAGCACCTGCTCCAATAACCCATGTTGCTTCGCCTGCTTCTGGGTTTACAGGAATCTTCATAACTGGTTGTGCCATAGCAATACTACGAATTGTAGGTGTTACTACTAGCTGACGGCGCATTTCGTTTTGAATGTTTGTGCTAACTTCTTCTTCCCAGCGCTGGTCTGGTAGACGTGCACTACCGGTTGTACCACCATAAGCACCAAAGCTAGCAGCAGCTTTTTCTAGTAACTGCTTACCAAACTTGGTTTCATGCATTTGTTTGCGCATGATCTTACTGATTAGAACGGCCTTTTCCTTATCTTCGTAGGAAACGTCGTCATGCTTGGGCTCAGTAAACTGCATACGGCTCTTTTGTAGAGCTTCAATTTCGCCACTCTTGTTTTGTAGCTGCTCTAGCTCTTTGGCCTTTTCTTTGATAGCAGCTTGTAGATTCTCAATAGCACTCTTGTGCTCATTGGCTTGATCTTCTAGGCGCTTTTCAACGTCTGCTAGGAGGCGTTCTGCACCTGTATCAACTGTTTGAATTACTGGGGCTGTAGGAGCAACGGCGTTAACTGCGGCCTTGATCTTAGCTTGTAGCATTTCTTCTTCGGCTTCTTTACGCTTTGCGTCTTCAGCAGCTTTTGTTTGTGCTTCTAGCACAGCTTTAGCAGTTTGTTCAGCAGCTTTAGCAGCAGCATCTGCTAATAATTTCTCTAATTCTTTTGGATCCATGTCCCATTCCTCGTTTGTTGTGCTTTTTGCTGCTCGTGGGGTATCTAGCTGTTTAGCTGATGCCTTTGGTGCTAGTGCAAATTGCTGTTTAAATGACTCAAAATCTTCGGCAGTGTCAAATGCCTTGGCTAAACTAAATAGTGTGTTTTGATTTGCAGGTACTGAAACTACACTGATTTCATGCAGTTCTAGGTCTTTAATCAAAAACGATTCACTAGCGTGATCATAATCTGCATCACGTACTCTAAAACCTACGCTAAATGCACTTAATATACCCTTTTTAACCAGTTTGTATACGTCACCTACTTCCGCAGGAATCTGTGCTCTAATCCACAAACCCTGGTCAGTAACCTTATGCTCAACCATTTTACCAATTGGCATCTGATGATTGTGATAGGCTAGTATGATTGGATTTTTAAGGTAATTTTTTAATCCCTGTGTCCATGCAGACATGGGAATTACATCACCTTGACGATCGCGGTCTACTGTGCTAGCATATCCTTCAATAAAAATGCTATCATCAGAGTCTGTACTAGCTGTAAACTTACTGCTTAAATAGAGTAATTTTTCCAGTTTTGTTTTCATATTACTCCTTCTTTTCACTAGGCCTACCACCCAAGGATGGATTGGCTGCTGAACCTGCTATATTAGCAGGTATTCTTATGGTATCTCCGCCTGCTATGGTTGGATACCTTAGTTCTACTCTGGCTTCATTTGGTGTTATAATACCGCCATTTACCAGTGTTTGATGATAGCTGGCAACATCTTTTAGTTCTGGTTGCAATGCGCTAACATTACTAGTAACTGGTGCTATATCATAGCCAAAATATCTTTCAAGTGCGCTGTTGTATAATCTTACTAGCGGTAAAACAGTTTCTAAGTAAAATAATCTAAGATTAGGAGATATATTAGCATTATTACCACCATTTAATAATATAGGTGGAACTCCTACTGCAGTCATTATGCGCTCACTATGAGTGCGCATAGCAACATCAAAGTCTAAATCACTAAAATTCTGCTCACTTAATTTTTGTGGTTTTAATCCCGAGTCCAAGATAATTGGACGACGTCCACCACTTTTAGCATTGTATCTCTGTTGCCAGTACTGTATAGTTTTTTCCTTGGCAACCTGCGATAGTGTATTGTCAGTTGTTAGTACTAGTCCAAATATCGTGCCATTATCAAAAAACTTTTGCTGAAATTCTTGCATGCTGTAAAGTATGCTTATATTTTCTAAGCAAGCTTCTAGTCGGCTAGCTCCACGATAGATACTATCACCGTTTAGGTCTTTAAAGTAGAATACCTCACTATCGCCAAAATCAACTTTGCCATTATAGCGAAAGCCACGAATATACGTTTTAGGATCTGTGATAATTTCTACATTGTTAGCCGGTAGATGATACATAAAAGCACCGTCAAAATGCACAAATGCATTGCCATCTAGTAGTATATCTTTAAATAGTTCAGTGCGAAAGTCTAGTGCCGATTGATAAGGATTTGGTCTAAAATTTAATAATGTTGCTAAGGTTTTTTGACGTATGCCACTAACAACACCATCGTGTACTTTATCTTTTATATCATAGTCTAAGCTAGCGCAAGCGCTAACTACCATATTGATAGATCTATTAACACTATCAATATTTTTAAATGCACTGCGAAAGTTTACAATGCGGGCTTGTGACCCTATGTTTGTACCTTCGTCTGTATGTATACTATACTGTGCTGGATTAAGTTTTTCAACTATCCAGTTACGAATTTTTTCGAACGCCATCTATTTCCCCTAAAAATTGTGAGAAATAGGAACCATAGCTACTACCTCTAAAAACACTCTCGCCTGATATATGTTTTTCACACTGTAGGTCAATCCAACGTTTTTGCTTCATTACTGAACTAGGTGGCGGACTTTTGCCATAGATGCCATGCAGTTGAACATGATGACGATTGCATAGGGTATATACAAGATCATATATTTCTTCATGGTGTTCACTAATAAAACTATCACGAATTGCTAACACAGCTTGATCAGTACTAATATCTATATTGTTACGGTTTGCCCATGACTCAAGTAACCAAGTTATTGAGTGTAGGTGATGCAACTCTAATTCACTAGTACTTTTACATATATAGCACTGAGACTGTTTTTCATAGGCACTTTTAGCTTTATCCCTAATCCACTTAACAGCTATTCTTTTGTTGGTGTTAATTGCCACAAATTACCTCTACAATTTTCACTATTATAGCCTAAAAGGCACCTAAATGTCAATAGCTAAATTTACTATCCCTAGATTACATAGCTGTACAGTGCATAGCGTAGGGCATCAGCTATGTGACTATATTCATCATGCTTAGGACGTTCTTTGGTTAATCCTTCACGATTATCCCAACGATATTGATCTAACATTGCTAGTACATGTTGGCAATCTTTGTGTACTAATAATCTGCCTTGTTGTATAATGGTTTGCACATAGGCAATACCAGGTAATACATCTTTTTTAGCGCGTGTAGTTGCTATGTCGTAGTTGTAAGCTAGATCCGATGCAAACTGTGCTGCTGCACTATCAATAAATATTATTGATGTTTGCCAATGATCTATCATTTGCTGAAATGCTTGTGCGTGCTCACGAGTGGTACGCTCTGACTCTAAGTAGTCACTAACACAGTAGAATTTATCACTACTATGATCATAGATAATATTAACCCAAGCGGTTGCATCACGATAACCTGGATCGCATCCAGCAATTGCTTCACCACGTAAATCTTGTGGCAAATAATCTAATATATACTCACTACTAAAGCCTTCGTAAATTTGTCCTAGAT